CAGCTACCAGCCGCCGGCGCATCCGCTCACCCTGATCTTCGATGGCGATGGCGGCGTCGACTTCGGCCAGAGCCTCAGCGCTGATACGTGCTGCAGCAATTCTACGGTTTAGATGGTCCATCTCACGCGCGTAATCCGCCAAGGCTTGATCCAGAGCAGCTCGTCGCCGGGCATCTTCCAGAGCTTCCAGCAGCTCGATATACTGCCCCAGGGTTTCCGCGACTCTAGGATCGCCAGCAGCAGCCCCTGCACTAATAAAACTCTGCCTCAGAGCCTCTACCTGGCGAGTAATTGATTCTATGTCTTGTTGTTTTTCCAGGCCCGCCAAACCACCCACATTGAAAGCATCAAGCAGGCGCTGCATGGAAGCTATTTCGCGATTGGCATCCCCGAAGGCCTTGGCAATGCGCTGCTCGCGGGCGAGTCGATTAGCTTCTTCCTGCTGTTCATTCAGCTTTTGCTGCCAAAAAGTAAGGAGCTCGGTTAGATTTGTGACTTCTTCCAGAGATACTCCTGCAGCCACGAGGCGAGCACGATGCTGTTCGATAGCGTCCGCATCCTGAAAGGCTCTGTTAAGAGCTTCGACAGCTTCTGGACCCTCTTTCATAGTCTCATACGTCAAACGCATGCGGTCAATCTGTCTGGTTATATCGTCGACAGCATTCTGGGCATTCGCCTGCTGCAGAGCACCCAATGCCGATGCAAATTGGCTAACCAGTTCATTGACGGCTTCCTGGTTTTGCATTACACTACTCAGCTTTTCGCGGAACTGTTCAATGGCATCGACATTTCTGAACTGAGCTTGGAGGCGTTCGACCTCTCCTGCAAGGCCCCTGGTAGCAGCTGCTTCAGCCAAGATGCGTTCAATTTGCCGTTGCGCTTCAGCCAGAACCACCGGCTCACGCGTTCGGGCGAGGGCCCCCAGCAGCTCGATATACTGCTCCAGAATCTCTACAACCCTGGGATCATCGGCAGCAGCCCCTGCATCAATGAAACTCTTCCGCAGAGCCTCTACCTGACGGAGGGCTGATTCCATACTCTGCTGGGTCTCCATGCCGATCAGACCGCCAGCATTGAAAGCATCCACCAGGCGCTGCATAGAAGCTATTTCACGGCGGGCTTCCTCGAGGACTTCGGCAATGCGCTGCTCGCGGGCGAGTCGGTTGGTTTCTCTCTGCTGCTCGTTGAGCATCTGCAGCCAGAAAGCGTATAGCTCAGTCAGGGCAGTGACGTCCCCAAGAGCTACACCCGCAGCCAGAAGCTGGGAGCGGAACTGCTCGATAGCGTCGAGATCCCGGAAAGCAGCATTCAACTCTTCTACCGCTTCGGGGCCCACGAGCATTGCCTGGAATGTCTGCCGCATACGATCAATCTGCCTACTCGCATTGTCGACAGCATTCTGTGCAACGGCTTCACGTAGAGACGCTATTGCACTCGCGAACTGTTCTACCAGCGCGTTGGCAGTTTCTAGATCAACTTCAGCGTCGCGCAGCGACCTACGGAACTGCTCTATGGCATCCTCCTGCGCAAACGCTGCCCGCAGACGTTCGACTTCACCTGCAAGACCTCTGATGGCAGCAGCTTCAGCGAGGGTACGTTCAATTTTCCGCTGCGCTTCGAGGACTGCAGCACTAACAACCCGCCGTTGTGCAGCCAGGCGCGCTTCTTCTTCTGCCCGAAGCCTCGCCTCCAAATCCAGGAGATCCTGCAGCGTCCGGGCCAGAGCTGCGTATTCTTCTTGCAGGCTCTCCACCGTGCGCAGCAATTCCAGATGCGCCGCGGTCGTTCTATCCGGAAACCCAAAAGTCGTGCGTATTGTATCGGGGAACTCGTCGAAAAATCTCCGCAGGGCGGAACGGCGGTCGATGTCAATAGCTTCAATTCCCGAAAACGAGGGGCGCTGCAGATTCCGCAGACGGGTTTCAACGGCTTCTATTTGAGCCTGCAGCTCGTCAAGGAGAGCTTGAGTCTGCTGTAGGCGGGTAGTCGAAGCTCTGCGGTCGGCGGCTATGAACTCGTTGATGCGGTCTATAAGCCTATCGGTCTCCGTTGCTGCGGCTGCAGCACCCCCAGCCATCATATAGTAGCCAGCGGTCGCTCCGGCAGCCATGAGAGCCAGACGCCCCAGTACGGTAGCAAGAGCCCCCATAGGACTGGCCATAACAGCAGCGTTCAACCCCACTATCGCAAGCCCAACCTTCTTGATCAGGTCTGCCAGCAGGACAAGCCCGCGCAAAATCATAGGACTTGCAAGGGCGAGCAGGGCTCCCGATAGCATGGCCGCTGCCGTTGCGACGGTTTCCATGTTATCGGCGAGAAGGTTCAAGGCGCTAGTCAGCGCCCTAACAACCGCTTGATATGCCTTACTAATACCGAAAGTCTTATCCAGCTGGTCAAAGAAGTGCGTCTGGGCATTTGTCAGCCGGTTCATCGTCGCGCGGAATGATTCAATCCGATCGACTTGTTCTGTGCCGAGAGCTTCCCTGAAAGCTGCCGTAAACTTAGGTAAGAAGTCTGCCGTAACGACATCGCCTGCTCGGAGCATGTCGTTGAGCTCTCGGGTCGTGACCCCCATCGCCTGGGCTGCAATGTTGAACGCACCCACAAGGCGGTCGCCCAGTTGCCCACGAAGTTCTTCTGCCTGCACGACCCCTTTGGACAGCATCTGCTCGAAGGCTTTGAGCGTGCCGGCTAGTTCATCAGCAGTGAGCTGGAAGCGAGCAGCGCCAAATACGAGATCCTCGAAAATCTGGGTGACCTCTTCACCCTCCAGTGCAGTACCCTGAGCAGCGGCCTGCAAGCGCGCAAAGGCGTTGGCCGTAGAAATAAATTCCACCCCGGCAGCTTCGGCAATCTGACGAACACGTTCGAAATCTTTCGTCGCAAATGCTGATCCCGAAACGACGTCGAACCTTGCACGGACTTGATCGAGCTGCTGAGCAGTAGTAATTGCATTTTGCCCCATCCGGGCAAGTGCAACCGAACCTGCAATGATACCCGCAACCAGGCCCGCTACAGCAACGTCTGTGCGACTCGCAATGCTGGCAAAAGCGCTGATACGGGAGCCCAAACCACTGAGCGGCCCAAGGGCCATAGTTGCCGAACTTGTCAGGTTGCGCAGCTTGACCGCAAGCCGCTCGGTGGGAGTCACCCCCTGCTTAGCACTCTGGATAAAACGATCCAGCTCCCGGCGGTTCCGCCCCAAATCTGCCTGGAATTTCTCCAGAGCTCGCTGATACTCCAGAGCAGACAGACGCCCTTTAGTCAGTTCTTGGGTCATCTCCCGCAGAGCGCGGGCTGAACCTGCAAACATCGATGCAGGAGCGTTTGCCTTACTGAGCAGATGCTGGAGCTGGAGCGTTTGTTGGACGGCGTTGAGAGCCGCGCGTTCTTGGCGGCGCAAGTCGGCAGCAACAGCCTTGGCACCCTTGGCGGTGCGGGCAGAAGCCTGTTCTACGGCCAGCCCGAATTTGACAATCTCGTGTAGAGACTTGGTGAGCCCCCGGGTGTTTACTCCTAGCCCGAAGTTGATGCTGCCGATGTTTAACGCCACCTTCGCCTCCCCGGAGACTCCTGCCCACCAGCAACCGTCGCTGCCGTCTTACTGCGTGCCGATTTATAAGCTCGAGCCTGCTCCTTCTCCTTTATCCTGAAATATGCCAACCATCGGGCAAATTCACCGGGACTGAGTTCCAGCACCTCATGCTCGAACTTCCCCAGCTGCTCCGCTACGAAGAGGACGTCGAGCTGTCTGGGGTTTTTGCGGAGTTTCCCTCCTCACCCAGGATGTCGATATCGGTCAGCTCGGAGATGACTTTATTGATCCGCGCAAGATCTCCGCCAAAAGGCATCTGCGTGATCACCTCGATGTCAGCTTCGTCAAACACCCTGTCGTCGGTCCCCGGTACGAAGGCATAACCCACGATCATCTGGGCAGCAGCTGCGGCCTTATCTTCGAGCTGCTGCAGTTCGAGCACCGTCTTCATCGGGGGCTGCCGCATCTCAATTTCTGCGCCGAAGAACACCACCCTCTTCGACAAGGGCTTAGAGTTCTTGAAGATCGTCTTCCGGAGTTCGTCACGAGTCGCCATAGTTTGTGCCTCCTTATGGCTCGGTTACAGATCGCAAGTTGCCGACAATCAGGTCACCACAGTAGTGGCACCCGTCCCTTGCAGGGTGATACTGAACTCGTTCATGACTTCGAGCCCGCCACTCAGCGAGATCTCGGACACCAACACATCTCCCTGCCGGCCTGCCGTCCCATCAGGCAGATACCGCGCTTTGATGGTGTTGCCGTTTTGCCAGGCGGTGAGAGCATTCCGAACACCCTGATTGAGCGTGGTGTTCGTCGTGTGCAGCCAGCCGAACGGCCTCGCCAGCTTGTTGACATCGGGGACGTTCAGCATCCACGAAAGGGATTCTTCCTCGAGCTCACCGACTCCTCCCGACTGGCCCTGAGATGTCAGCCGGAAAAAGCCCCGACAGAAGCTGTCGCTGTTGCCTTCAGGGTTGATCTCGATGATGAACTCGTCGCGGTCGAGTAGCTTGGTGAGGTTGGCGTTCGCGGCCACGTAGATGCCGTTCGTCTCCAAGCTAACCCTTCGCAGGCCGTACTGATAGGTGCGATGCCCCGAATTCCCTTGGGCGACCGCATAGTCGGTGTTGT